GATCTCAGTATTCAGCTTTTTAACTGGAAGCAATGAAGTAACTATGTTAACTCCCATATAACAGTATAACTCACCCAGTCTATGGGTTGACATACTAAGATTGGTATTAAGAATATCTTTCATTGTTTCAGATAGCTTATTCTTAACTGACTCTTGTTGTCTCAGGTACTGTTCAGTACTCTTTTTACCAGGTCCTGCAGCTATTTCCTGAGTAGAATATCCAAGTAAATACGAAGCTAAATATTCATATTGTTCCTCCTCTGTGTATTTCTTGTTCTTGTTTTTGTACTTTTTACTCTTTTTTGACATTTATTTCTTATTAGTTAGGAATGGAGTGGAACCACAGACAGTGATGGTGTCTAGTGGTTCCAATTATGGCAACTCCATTCCATAAGTTAAAAGGGAAGATCTTCATTTATCTCCCTTATATTCTCTTTTGTGATATGCTTTTTGAACTTTTCTTTTAATTGAATAGTTGTTGGATCTATTGTAAATACAGAGTCAGCCTTTATACCAAAGGTTCTATCAAGAACATCATTAAACATTTTCTTTGCAATTATTTGAGTTGCAAATTCAGTTAAAGCATTATCATGAATTAAATACTTTATAAAAGAATCAAATGGATATGCTTGATAATAACTGGAACCCATCATATATTTTCCATATCGGTTACGTAGTGTTTTAACATTTATATGATTCCAGTTACTTGTATTCTTCATACTTTCACTATGAAAAAAGAATAGTAATGCTAGAAAAGTGTGAGATAGATCAACATTACAATTAGCCATTATTTCAAGAGCTAATGTTCTGTTGTCATTATCTTTATTTTGTAACATTAAGTCTATATTTCCATATGTTTCCTGGGTTAAAGCTACTGAGTCTTCAGTAGCTAAACTACATAATGAAGTATCCCAACATAGTTTCTCTGGATTATTTATTAACCATTCAAATTCTTCTGTATGATCAGCTTTTATATAAAATGAGTAACCTCCTTTATCATCTAGCTGCTTTACCCAATTTAGAACATTCTTATTTTTACTAAATTCCGATCTCATATAGTAACGGGATGTTTGTACTATATACATATCATTGTCTCCTATTTTGTCAGTAAGCTCATTTAAGAGACTAAGTCCTTCCTCTGTGAAAACTTTCTTAATATTGAATCCCTTTTCTGTATTGGAAAATAGCTTTTTAAGTGTTTGTGCTGTGTAATTAGGACGAGACCATCTAAGTTCACATATAGAGCTTAAGTATTTATTTGATATTACTCCTATATCTGCGTTCTCTCTATCTCTTATTATTTTTGATCCATACTTATCATTAATAATATTAACTTTTCCTCTAGGTAGAGATAATTTAGGAAATCTATATATAAAAGCATCTTTAATACTTTTCTTGTCAAATTTTGGATCAATAGCCTTATCTAACATTATTTCTTTTGATCTTAATATACTAGTACCCGGATAACTACTTGCCTCTCCAAGAAATCTTCCTAATTTCTGTGTGGTTACATTTACTGGACCAAGAAGATTAGACTTTGTGTCTTCAATCTCCAGTGTAACATTATCTACTGTTCTGTGGGTATCTATCATTATAATATAAAGATTACCAGGTTTATCAGTTTTTGTTTCTGTTATCATTTTTTATTTTTTAAATATTGTCTGTATTCAGGTTTTACTTTTATTTTAAACACATATAGATCCCTATTCTCTATTCTTATTTCCTTTCTTACAATAGGTTCTAGGAATCTAAAGTTTTCAGTGCTGAGTTTACCTTCCTCTTCTAACCATAAGATCATTTCTTCTGCAGAGAAATAAGAAAACTTTTCAATTTTTGCTTGATCTTTCCAATACTGAACATCCTTGTTCCTATTGAACTTGTATAAGCCAGAATCAATATCTTGTGCTAACCTCCACAGTAAATGATAATTGGACTCATAATCTATAGTTGGTAATATCTTTCCAACTATGGCAGTATCCTCTTCATTATAAGACTCTACTTGTCTTGTAATGTCCAAAACCAATTGCTCATCAAGTATTTGCTTGGTAGCTGATTGATAAATAACATTTTCAATATTTATTACAGGAAGTGACTCTACTGCTATTCTCCATGCAAGGTTTACAGCCATTCCTGTAAACATCCATGTGTCATAAAGTGAGTCATAGTTAACATTATAGATATTGAACCAATCTTTAAGTTTATCATCATATATTACTGCATTACCTGTTGAGCTATGATAATTATCTGCACTTGACATAGAACTGGCGGAACTTTTAAAAGTTTCATAATTCCATAGTTTTGCCATCATAGTTGTGGAATTAATAGTATTTCCATTCTCAAATCTTCCACTGAAGTCATTATGGCAAACAATGGCATCTGCCGCACTTACATCACTCACTAATGTGATTCCGTGCTCCTTTAATGCACTTCGTACTCTATCTATAGAAATAGGAGATTTAGGAAGAAGAAATACCCTTTTCCATGTTCCCAATTTCTTTGCATTAGCCGTACCAATGATATCTTTTATACTATTATACAAAGCTTCTGACTCAGTTGTGATTATAGTTTCTATGTCTCCATTTGAATTGGAACATACCCCATATTGTGGGGCATCTTCCAATCCAAAGTGCTGAAGAGCAAGTTGATCAAATTCTTGATATACGCTTTTACTCATTTTACAGTCATTTTAATGATTTCTGGATTCATCATCATCTTGTTAAACTTCTGTTTGTTTCCGTTGAATATAGTTCTCACAACAAGATACTTCAGATCATCGGTGAAATGCTTCTTTGTACAGAGAGCAATTAACCTGTCTGTGATCTTTGGTGCTATAGTATTCTCCTTGGAATAGACCACGGCATAATTAGCCAACCTGGTTGCCAGAGTTGAAGCTATATCTGCACGATAATTGTCTCCTTCTCCAATACAACTCTTTAGTTCACCTAGGATATACTGTTCATTCTCATGGGTTAACAGATCCTTGGGTGTTGGTAGCTTATCTAATTTATTATTGATAAACGTAGTAAACATTGATGCAAATGTATCTCCTACAGAACCTTCACCAATTAGTTGGATCATATGGAGTTCTTTTTCAAAATTCTCAAAGCTTGATATAGCATTAAAGAATGTTGTAATAGATCTGGCATTTGTTTCTTGGGTTACAAGTTCAGGATTTAACAATAAGAAATTGATACATCTGGTATCTATTTGTTCTGCTTCTGCCCAACGAGCCCATACTTCAACATTAAATTTTAGATTAGCCGTAATATATCTGGTCTTTTGAGCTGAGTCAACAGAGTTTACCATATAATCTCCATTGTCTGGATTAGCTGTTAAAATTATATGCCAATCACTCGGTAGTGACCATGATATATATGTCTGTCTGTCAATGAGCTCCATTACTGCTTGGATAAATCTCATGTCTGCTCTATTCCAGTCATCCAGTAATAATATACCACCAGATTTCTTATCAGCAATCCATTCTGGTGCACAATAAGACATTCTATTCTTACCAGTCATCTTGTATCCATTTTTTAGATACTCATTGACAGCAAGTTCATCTACCCATAGACCAACTTTCTTTGTTACAGTTGTTTCTATATTTGCAATATCAGATGATGCAGAAGTACGTTGTGCAGCTGTATAGTTAATGTCATCAAGTTTCTTAGCAACTTTCTTTTCCTTATACATCTGGAATTGTCTTATAGGAAATCCTACAAGGTCACCCAATTCCTCTATCTGAGCTAGGTTAAGCTTAATGAAGTTTAGGTTGCTTTCTTTTGCTAGTTCTACAACTACTGAAGTTTTACCAATTCCTGATTCTCCAACTACTTCAATTGCAACAGGTGGCTTTTGTTGATTTTGAAGCCATCGGTTATTAGCAATAATATGAGTTATAAACTCTTTTAATTCATCAATGTTTAGATTTACTTGTGCCATTTTTCTTAATTTAATTTGATTACTAATCCTGGTAAACTATCATTATCAGAAGAACATGAACTCAAACACCATAAGGTATTCTTTGGACAATTTTCTGGTGCAGGTGCTTCACCATCTGTACAATATATAAGTGCTGTGTAATTACGTTTGTTTTCATTAAAATGATCAACAACAGGTTGAAAATCTGTACCTCCTCTACCTTTAATTGACCAATCTTTTCTTGGATTGAATTCCTCTACGTCTTGCATACTGGCATCACATTGTGCAACAGTAATTTTATGACCTGTCTTGTGCATATGCACTAATTCATTCCAGAACTCTTGAAGTTCATCAGATGATACTGAACCAGATGTATCTACACCAACAAGGATATGATTCTTGAACTTAATCTTAAGTCCAGGGTTCTCTTCATAACGCTTGTTATACTTCCTGCGCATCTTCTTGGTGTATACTATGGTAGAATTGCCTACAAACCGTCTTAAATAGCCTCTCCAATCAAATTTGGGTGGTGGTATATTAAGAAGCCTGTCAATTATCTCTGATAACTCTCCAGGTATCGTCCCTCTTCTTTTTTCAGTTATGTCTGCAGTCTCCTTGAGTTGGTGCTCAATTTGTTTTTTTACCAGTTTTTTATCTGCATCTGTTAACTCATCAAACTCATCCCATGTTACGTGATCATATGGACTATCACCATTCATTTGACCTAATACTGCTTCAAGTGAAGGACAACATTTACCCTCCTCTTTACAGTTTTGTTCTAATAAATCATAGTATACTTTAGTACCTGCCCTTGTAGGTAAATTTAGTTCAGGAAAAGTTTCAAGAGTTAATCCTCCTTCAGGTAACTGAGTACTATCTATATATTGATTAATCTCTAGATCAGCCGCTATATTAAATAGCTTATGATTTGGAAAACTGTCCCTCCATATAATATGACCAAATGAGATATGCAAGAGTTCATGCTTTAACAATCCTATTCTGTGATCTTCACTTAAATTTCTAAAGAACTCAGGATTAATAGCAAGTTGTACTCCTATTCCATGTTTACTGACACCCGCTGTTGGGATATCTGATCTGAACTTTTTGTTTAGTCCAATAAGAAATAATCCATAAAATGCTTCAGATAGTATTAGTGACTTTGAAGCTCTTGATAATTGTTCTGATATATCTACCATTTTAATTCAAGTTTTAGGTTTTTAATAAATGTATAGTCAAGACTGACTAATGTTTGACCCACCAATTCTTCTATTTCAAACGTGATAATTTCTTTATCAAGTTCAGTGAGGTGTGGTGATTTTACAAACTGAGGAATTATATTTTTCCAGGAGAAATCAAATGTGCCCTTAATAGCTTCATTTGACTTATAAATATCTCCAATAGTTATTTTTATTCTTTCAGTAAATTCATCCATATATTGGTTTCTTCTACCGTACACCAAATGCTTGGCAAGTAAAGTAACCGCAATGTTGCTTATATCCATGTTCTTAATGTTCTCACATGCTATTTCAAAATCTTCATCTGAGGAACTTAATAACCTTCTTAATTGTCTATATGTTCTTTTATCTAGTTTAACTTTTTCTTTTGTTACCATCTTCTTCTATTTCTATATAAACACCAGGCTGTCTTTTGTCATAATGATATGGTTTGAATGCAGGCAATATAATATCCGCATTATCATCTTCTATCCATCCGTGCTCCACCATATCGTCCTGAACTGTCTGAGCCGGGTTTATTTGATCAAATTTGTGCTTAGATCCCCTTATAAATCTAAAAGATACCACGACTGGTTCCTCATACTTGGAATATGTCTTGATAAAAGAGTTCTTAAGCTTCTTGTATAAAGCTTTACTACCTTTTCTGTATCTCATTACAGCTTTGCTTGCAATAAAATACTTACCTGTCCATCTTCTACTATTTTTTGAACTTGGTACATTACCAGGTATAAACCATTTCATTTTAATATTTTTTTAAGGATTACATTTAAATTTTCATGAGTTTTCTTGAAGCCATGTTCTTTTACAGAATCAGATACATCTTTACTTAAGTCTGGAACAGTACCTTTTATAGCATAGTGATCATAATACTTCTCTATAGCCTTACGGCCTGCTTTATCATTATCAAATAGAGTAATTACTTTCTTATATTTCTTCCGCAGATTATCAATGACATAAGCTTTAATTATTACATTTTCACTATCTGGAGCAATGATTTCAATATTGTACTTGAACTGTCTCAATGCCATTGCATCTTTAAGTGAGGAACATATAACTAAGTATGGCTTGCTATATTTAAGTTGATCCAATCCCTGGATGTGATGGGATACTTTAATGAACTTGTATTTTTTCTGTGATGGCTGATATATCTTATATACCTTACCACTCTTGTCAAAGTAACCATAGATCTTAGGTCCTTTGATCTTAATACTCTTTATTTTATTATCCTCTTCTTTAGACATCTTGTAGTATTCTAATGCCTTTACATTGTATTCTGAAAGGATAGAGGCTCCTATACCATATTTTAACCAGAAATCCTTATCTATTGTATTCCAGTTTCTTGTCTTGGTAAAGTCAATCTTATATCTAGCATATTGTTTAAAGTCTGATTGTTCATATGTTCCGTGCTTGAGCACATATGAATTAAAATCTTGAATGATCTTGAATACTGCTTCTGAGTAAGTATTTACATTACTATGTAATTCTTTAACCAGGTCAATCTTACTTCCATATTTCCCGCTTGAGAAATCTTTAAATTTATACTCACCAGATTTGTCATCTATAAAGATACACATACTTGGTGTTCTCTCAGAAGGATTAAAGACTGACTTGATCTTTACATCTTGTCCTGCTAGTTTTTCTGGTAGATCTAAGTAATATTCAAATACCCAGGTACTTGGGATTTGTATATCGGTTATTATTAGGTTCTTTGTACTTAGCATAGTTCTCAATTAAAAAAGGGAACCACAATTTAATGTAGCTCCCTTCTCAATCCACTCACTTAATAAAAAGAAAGCAGGCGTGTGCACTTACTTTATGACGAGGTCTCCTGTTTTCTCTCTCCTTTATTTAGAGCTCAAAATCTGAACCATCATTTTCTGATTTTGGTTCAAAAGAATCAACATCTTTCTTCTTTTTAATAGGTGTGATGTGATTATCTTTATTGAACTCTATTAACTTAGAGTCTTCTACATCTAATTTTTCCAATGAAATACCATTTCTTGATATTCTTGGCAAGAATAAGTCACTGTTGATGTAACCCTCTTTATTTTCCCATTCACGTCCTGCAATACATGCATTAACAAATACTGAACATGACTCTCCTGTGAATAAACTATTACAGGAATTCATAAAATCTTCAATATTTTCTGACTCAATTGCATCAAGTTCTTCTCTACACTCAAGTACTTCAGCCAGGTAGATCATTGACTTTAATACTTCAGTATCCCTAGATATTTCCCGTCCACTTGGAAGTTGTGCATCTTTATAAGGCCATGGAGAAAATCTTACTCTTCCCACTTGACCTTTATATCTTGGTCCCTTTGCATCAGTTGGATCTACAAGAAATCCTTCAAATTCACCTTCAAGTGCTTCACCTTCTACATGCAATACAATATTGTATGCTTCTGTGTCATATGGTGTTTGATCAAATGTTATATTATTGATCTTGATTTTATGATTTCCTGGGTCAAGTACAGGTCTAATTTTACCACTTCCAGCGGTCATATCTTTTGTATTCAACATTTTCTTATTTTTTGTAGTATTCATTTTTTTAAGAGTTTGATTAGTTATTCTCATATGTAACAATCTTTTCATTTACATATTTGAAACAGTTTGGTATGAACCTCTCTTCAAACATACCAGCTGGTGATTTACAGGTAGTTTCTCCATTAGTTTGTGTTTCAAAACCATAGTCAAAAGTACCATCATCTTGCTTGATAACCCGCCCGAAGAGAACAATGGTGAAAAGTCCCTCCAAAGTTAGTGAATTATCTATCATTTTCCCAACAGTTTTAGCCTTAACTTTCCTATGTCCATTAACATCTGTTGATTCTTCAGGATGAGTTAAATAGTATACATTCAAGTCATCTCTCATGTCTTTAGGTAATCTGGAAACTGCTGCTATATTAGTAGCAATATCAGTGAACTTATCATAGCCCTTTTCCTTAGACCTATCAAAGTATTCAAAACTTGCCATATACTGAAAATCATCAATAATGAGATTCTTTATATGAGGCATATTATCATTAACATGTGTCATTGCTTTCATAATACCACTTGCAGAAGAAACAGAACTGATATTACCCTTGGGATTATCCTTAGATATTGCCGTATAGTTCTTTCTCCATCCTTTAAATGGTAATGCTTTTCCTGCAACATTTACAATAAATGTTTCTTTCGATGACAGCTCTTTAATAGCAGTTGTTTTACCTGCTCCTGAGTCTGCAATAATTAGTATACTTTGTGCCATTTATTTATTCTTTAGATAATGTGTTATGATTA